CGCGGCCCGCGCCGAAGCCTGTTGTGCTGCGGAATGAACCCTACCCGCAAAGCTTGCCCGCTGGCGGCCTGGTGGTGGTGCGGGATGGGGAAGTGGTGACTTCTGAAGCCATCATGTCACCGCTGCGGTACCACATCGAACATGCCGCCGAAGTGGAAGTGGTTGTGGCCGGCAATACCGCCGCCGCCCGCGCTGCGGCGATTGATGCTTTGCTGGTGGCTTTGTCCGCTGGCGTGTCCGCAAATCGCACGCTGGGCGGTGCGGTGGAGTTTGCTGAGGTCGGCACCGCCGATCTGGAAGACATTGAATTTGAAGGCGCCGCCGCGCTCCGTGCCGCGCGCTTTTCCGTAACCCTGCAATTCACCGCGGCCGAAACGCCGCTTTCCTGACCGGAAGGATACTGCCATGCCGCGTGCCATTGGCGCCAATGGGCGCATTCACATGATCAAGGAAACCGCCTATGGCACCGCGCCTGGTGGCAACTGGCTGCGCATGCCGTTCATGTCTATTGACCTGGGCGCGGAACAGCCCCTGATCCAGTCTGACGTGCTGGCGGCGGGCAATAACCGCGACGCAGCCGCGCCCTTCCAGGACATTATCACGGTGCAGGGCAATGCCGTGGTGCCGATTGACGTGATCAATATCGGTCACTGGCTGCGCATGCTGTTTGGCGCGCCGGTCACCACGGGCAGCAACCCGAACTTCATTCACACCTTTGCTTCCGGTGCGGCCAGCTTGCCATCCCAGGCTATCGAAATTGCGCATCCTGATGTGCCTTCCTTCGAAGTCTGTGTGGGCGCGCGCGCGGGCAGCCTGGATATTGATTTCAGCCCAACCGGCGCGGCCCAGGCCACCATTGGCTTGATGGCGCAGGGCAGTAGCCGCGCGGTAACCACTGCCGCTGGCGCGCCGACCAGCGCGGCCTATACGCGCTTCAGCAAGCACCAAGGCAGCATCAGCCGGGGTGGTTCGGCCCTGGCGCAGGTGACTGGCGCGCGGCTGAATTTTAACAACAACATGGAAATGGTCCGCACCATTCGCGCGGATCGCAAGCTGGAAGGTATTGATCCCGGCGTTTCGCTGGTGACCGGCCAGGTCACCACGCGCTTTGAAAGCACCACGCTGCTGACGCAGGCGGATAATGGTTCCAGCGCGGAATTCGCCTTTGCCTATACGATTGACGCGAACACCAGCCTGACCTTCACGGTGCATGAAGCGTATCTGGCGCTGGCCAAGACGCCGATCACCGGCCCTGCCGGGGTGGAAGCCACGTTTGACTTCCGCGCGGCCTTCAACGCCACTGCCACCCGCGCGATGACGGTGGTGCTGCGCAACAACCAGGCAGGCACTGTCTATGCTTAAACTAAACCTGCCGGTTGAACCCTTCTGGGCTGATCTGCCGCATGGTGTGCGGGTGCGGATCAAGCCCGTTACCACGGCCATTGTCTCCGCCGCGCAGCACCGCGCCGCGCGGCTGGGGCGGGAAGCGGCAGAAGCCGCCGGCGGTGAATTGGACCCCGACATCAGCCGGGGCCTGGCCTTCGTGCTGATGGCGAAGGCCTTGGCGCGCTTTGCCATTGAAGCCTGGGAAGGTGTGGTGGGGCCGGATGATGCGCCGCTGCCCCTGACCGGCGATGCGGCGGAACGGCTGATGGATATTGAAGCCATGGCCAGCGCCTTTTGGGATGCGGCGCTGCGCCCCATCCAGGTAGTGAGCGCTGAGGGAAACGGCTAAGGGCCCGCGCTGAATGGCACTTCGGCGCTGGTCCCGCATACTGTAAAGGCTGCGCCGCACTTGAAAAAAGCTGCGGCGGCAAGTGCCCTTATGAAGCGAATTCGCCAGAATCGGCGGAAGGCTTCACCGCCTGGCATGCCGCCATGGGCTGCGTCCAGGCCGATATGAACGGGCTTTCTTTGGATATTTCTGCCGCCTTGGCGCTGATGCGCGAAGGCGGTGTTTCAGGTTGGCCAGCAGCGCAGATGCTGGTCGCGATCCGCACCGGCATGGCGCAGGCCAGCAATGAGAAGGAGGCAACCGATGGCGCAAGCACAGCATAGGGTTGCGATCCGTCTTGGTATGGATGGCGCGCTGGAAGTCAAGCAGGGCCTGCGTGATGTGGGTGAAGCTGGCAGCCGCGAAATGGGCAAACTCGCCCAGGGCGCGCAAGTGGCGCAGCGGGCGTTTTCGCTGCTTGGGCCGGTGTTGGCGGGGATTTCTGTTGGCGCGCTCACAGCCTTTACCAAGAACGCTATTGATGCGGTTGGTGGCCTGGGCGAATTGGCGGACCAGCTTGGCGTTTCCACGGATGCGCTGCAGGCGTTGAGCCTTGCTTCCACGCAAGCTGGCATCAGTGGTGAAGAATTGCAGCGCGGCCTGGCTGCGCTCACGCGCAAGATTGCCGATGCTGCAACCGGTGAGCAGGCGGCGGAACAAGCTTTCGCGCGGTTGGGCATTGCTTTCCGCAATACTGAAGGCCAAGCGCGCCCGACTGAAGCCGTGCTGGTGGATATTGCCGAAAGGCTGCGCGAAGTTGAAAGCCCGGCTGAGCGCGCGGCAGTGGTCACTTCCATGTTTGGGGACCGCATTGGGCAAAAGCTGATCCCGATGCTGTCGCAGGGCCGCGAAGGTTTGGTGGCCATGACGGCTGAGGCAATTCGCTTCGGCACCATTGCCAGCCCTGAACTGATTGCAAAAGCCGACGAGGCCGCGGATAAGGTGGCCGCGCTGAGCGCCAGCTTTTCCGCTTTTGCGAATAACATGGTTGCCAATGTGGCGCCGGCCATTGTTTCCGTGATTGATGGTTTGAACCGCCTGATTTTTGGGTTGAATACGGCTGAGCGGCGCGCGCAGTTGGATTTGCAGATCAGCGCGGCGCAAAGCCGCATTGAACAACTCCAGCAAGGTAATACGGGCATTTCGCCTGGTCGCCGCGGTTCCATCCGTTCGGGCTTGGTCGGCACGGCGCAGGGGCAAACCGGCGAAACGCCGGAAAGCCTGCTTTCACAGGAGCGGCTGCGCCTTGAGGAATTGCAGCGCGAAATGGGCGCGCTCAATCAGCGCGAGCAAGAGCTGCGCCAGCAGGCGGAACGTATCTTGAACCCCGCCGGCGGCACCGCAGGCGCGGTGCCCACTACCACAGTCACCGCCCCGCGCGGCGGCGCGGCCCCGCGCGCGGCGGCTGCGGCGGGCCGCGACCCCTTCGCGGAAACACTGCGCGAACAGCAATCCCTGCTGCGCGCGAATGAAACCGCCTATGAACGCTATCAGCGCCAGCTTGAAGAATTGGCAGCGCTGCAAGACAGGCTGAATGAAGCCGAACAGCAGGGCGTGGAAATCAATGGTGTGCGGGTGCGCACCCTTTCCACGGAAGAACTCAGCCGCGCCACAGAACGCTTTGCGAATGAATTGGAACGTGCGGAAAAGCAAACCGAACGCACAGACCGCATGGGTGTGCAGATGGGCATGTCCTTCAGCAGCGCCTTTGAAGATGCGATTCTGGATGGCAAGAAATTTGGCGAAGTGCTGCAATCCCTGGAACGCGATATCGCGCGCATCATCCTGCGCACGGCGGTAACCGGCCCGGCTGGTGAAGCCATTTCTGGCGCGGTTTCTAGCGGCATGAAATCGCTTATGGGCAATTTCAGTTCACCCACCGCTGGCGCCACGCCCAATTATTCGAACGCGAACTATAACCCCGGGGCGGTGCAGGTCTCGGCGCTTCCCTCCGCCAATGGCAACGCCTTCTGGGGCGGCAATGTGATCCCCTTCGCCAATGGCGGCGTTGTATCCTCCCCCACCATGTTCCCCATGGCGCGCGGTATGGGGCTAATGGGTGAAGCTGGGCCGGAAGCCATCATGCCCTTGCAGCGCGGCGCCGATGGCAAGCTTGGCGTGCGCGCGGGCGGCGGCGGGCAGGGTGGTGTGGTGATCAACCAGACCATCACGATTGATGCGCGCGGGGCAGACCCGGCCGTTGATCAGAAAATCCGCGCGGCCATCACTATCGCGACAAAGCAGGCGCAGGCGGAAATGCTGGATGCGGTGAACCGTGGCGGGAATGCCGCCAAGATCATGGGCCGCCGCTGATGCCTGTGCTGACCTTCCCCGCCATCCGGCGCCCATCTGAAGCGGCTGAAAAGCTGATCGGCCTGACGCAGACGCATGAAAGCCCCTTCGATGGCACCATGCAAACGCTGGAAATGCCGGGCGCGCGCTGGGAATTCACGGTCACTTGGCAGACCCTTTCGCCGGATGATCGGCGCGAATTATCGGCCTTTCTGGCGCGGCTGCGTGGCCGGGCCGGGCGTTTCACTTATGGGCCCATCTGGTCGCCCCGCCGCGCTACGGGTGGCGGTGTGCCGGTGATCAACGGCGCTGGGCAATCCGGCGAAGTGCTTTCCACCAGCGGCTGGGCTGCGAATGCCCAGGCCATGCGCGCAGGCGATTGGCTTTCCTATGTGGATTTGGGCGGCAGGCAGCGGCTGCACCAAGTGGTGGCGGATGCCTCGGCCAATCCTTCTGGCATTGCGGCACTCACCATCAGCCCGCCCATTCGGCGCGCGGGCAGCAATGGCGCAGCGGTGGAAATCGCCGCACCCATCGGCACCTTCATGCTGCCACAGGATGAAGCGCCTGGCCTGAATATCCGCCCGCCCAGCTTCGGCCAGGTCACCATCACCATGCGGGAAGCGCTGATATGACGCGCGGGCTTTCGGTTGCGCAGCAAGCGGCCGCGGCCGCTGAGCATGTGGCGCGCACGGTGGCGGTTGAATTGGACTTCCCGGATGGCTTTGCGCGCTTCCATGGCGGGCATGACAGCATCACCATCGGCGGCAATGTCTTTTCGGGTGTGGGCCAGCTTGGCAGCATCAGCGTGGCAGAAGAAAGCGCGGAATTGCGCGCCTATGGCCTTGTGGTGCGGTTGTCTGGCGTGCCGCGTGATGCGGTGGCCTATGCGCTGGGCCAAGCCTATCAGGGCCGGAAGGGTGCGGTTTGGGAAGTGCAGCTAGATCCCGCCACCTTCCAGGTAATCGGCACGCCTTTGGTGGTGTTTCGGGGCCGGATGGATCAGCTTGACATTGCCCTTGGCGCCCAAGCCAGCGTGACCTGCCGGCTGGAAAACCGTCTGGCGGATTGGGATCGCCCGCGCATTCTGCGCTTCACAGATGATGAACAGCGCCGGCGTGATCCCGCCGATGGCAGCTTTCGGTTTTTGTCCGCCACCACGGAAAAGGAAATTATCTGGCCGGCGCGGAGCTTCACCGGATGATCCGCGCAGCACGCCTGCCCGATTGGCCTGAAAGGTTGGCCGCCTTCATTGAAGCGCGGCGAGATGTCCCGTTCGATTGGGCGGTGAATGATTGTTGCGCGCTGGCTGCAGATGCGGTGCTGGCCATGACGGGGCGGGATTTCTTGGCCGATTATCGTGGCCGCTACATGACTGAGGCGCAGGCGGAAACGCTGATGGGGGAAGGTGGAATCACTGCCTTCCTGCCGCGCGTTATGGCGGCCTTCGGCGCGCATGAAGTGCCGCCGGCCGGCGCGCAGCGCGGCGATGTGGCGCTAATTGGGCTTGAGAATCAGTTGGTGTGCGGTGTGGTGACTGGCCCGCATATCGCAGCCCCTGGCGCGCGCGGCCTGGCCTTCGTGCCGCTGCGCCGCGCCACC